AAAGTGTGGGTTCCACCATCTTCTCTAGATGCACCCCCTGCACCTGATGGATTCAGGTATAGATGGATAAGAGCAGAAAGCGTTGGCTTTCAAGATACTAAAAACGTAACCGGAAGAATAAGAGAAGGTTATGAATTAGTGAGATCTGAAGAAGTCGAAAATGCATCTGATTATCCAGTCCTCGATGAGGGCAAATACAAGGGAGTGATTGGGGTCGGTGGCCTTTTGCTTGCAAAGGTACCAACAGAGATCGCGCAACAACGTCAAGACTATATGTCTAACAGACATAAAGAACGAGACGAAGCCGTAAGAAACGATCTTATGAAGGAGCAGGATAGTAGAATGCCGATCAATGTTGAAAGGCAATCTCGTGTAACCTTCGGTGGTACGAAAAAATAATTTTTCAAATCACTGAATTTATAAACCGTACTGGAGGCCCTTCGGGGCAGGTACATAAGGAGAAACAACTATGGCAAATAGAAACACACAAGGTTTTGGTTTGATCCCTGCAGGAACTCTTGGCTCAACGCCAGCGACTTCTGGTCAAGGCAAATACAAAATCGATGCGGGTTATGCTACCACTATATTTCATGGTGGTGCTGTTGCTTCACTTGCTGGTTACATAATCGAAGGTCAGGGAACTGATACTCCGATTCTTGGTGTACTAAATGGAATATTCTACAACGCGGCTACAACTTTAAAGCCGACGTTTGCGAATCATTACGTTCAAGTAACACCAGCAAACTCAGAAGATATCGATGCATTTGTATTCGATAACCCACAACAACAATATGTAGTAGCGACTGATGATGCAGTAGCACAATCTGGATATTTAGAAACGTATGATATGAATGTATCTGCTGGTAGTACAACTACTGGTATGTCTTCAGCTACGTTAGATATCGGAGATACAAGTGCTGATGCAGCTTCATGGAGATTATTAAGATCTGCTGAAGATCCTGAAAACGATGAAAATGCGGCTTTCAGATCTGTAGTAGTAGTTGCTAATCTAATTGAGCTACAATCGTAAAGCTAGAATAGGAGAACAATAATGGCAATATCACGATCACAACTAGTTAAAGAACTAGAGCCAGGTTTGAACGCACTGTTCGGCTTGGAATATAAAAGGTATGAAAATCAGCATGCTGAGATTTATACTGAGGAATCATCTGACAGAGCTTTTGAAGAAGAAGTTATGTTATCTGGTTTCGCAAACGCACAAGTAAAAGGTGAAGGTTCAGGTGTATCATTTGATGAAGCACAAGAAACTTTCACAGCTCGTTACACTCACGAGACTGTAGCTTTAGCGTTCGCAATCACTGAAGAAGCGATTGAGGATAACTTGTATGATAGACTTGCGTCTAGATATACAAAAGCTTTAGCTAGATCTATGAGTAATGCTAAACAAGTAAAATCAGTCGAGCCTCTAATTCAAGGTCTTCCAACTACGGATAACTTTGATTCAGGTGACGGTGTATCTTTATTTAATACATCACACCCAACAGTGGCTGGAACTTTTGCTAATACTTTAGCAACTCAAGCTGACCTTAACGAAACTTCATTGGAGCAGTCTTTAATTGACATCGCTGCGATGAGTGACGAAAGAGGTTTAAGAATCGCTGCTAGAGGAATAAAAATGATTATTCCTTCTGAGCTACAATTCACAGCTGAAAGATTGATGAAGTCTCAAGGTAGAACTGGAACAGCTGATAATGATGTCAATGCAATCGTATCTATGGGTATGATTCCGCAAGGATACAGAGTTAATAACTATTTAACTGACTCTGATGCATTTTATATCTTAACAGACGTACCTAATGGTATGAAAATGTTCAACAGAGCTCCATTGACAACTGCAATGGAAGGCGACTTTGATACTGGAAACGTTAGATACAAAGCTAGAGAAAGATACAGCTTCGGCGTATCAGACCCTAGAGGTATCTTCGGCGTTGAAGGTGCGTAATCAATAAATTTTATGGGGCCGCCTTAAAACGGCCCCATTTACAATATAAACGGTGAGATTCATGAAAAATTTTTTAGTTAACATTTGGGCATACAATTATCATGCCAAATTTGAAGTATTATCTGAAGATAATGCAGAATCCCTAGAAAATGCAATCCTTGACAAACTTGGAGAAAAGAGTATAAAATGGGAAGATCTTGGAAATAGTTATAATGACAAGATCAACAGAATAACCTATGAGGAGGTTATACATGATACAAGACCTATACAAACAAAAAAGGTCCTTGGAGTTGAAGTGGGAACAGGAGCATCTATCTAATGGTAGATATACTCTTGAGATGGTCAAAATTGATGATAGAGTCAAAGAGATCATTACAAAGATCAAGCTAGAAGAAGCTGAGATAGCCCACAGGCAAAATACTATTGAAGGTGCCGCTCCACAAGTTTCTGTAGCTACTTAATCAAAAGCTACATCGTTGGAATAAATCCACTCCACACTACAGGCTCTCTTGCACTCTACTAAAAACTAGTATATAAATTACTCACTATACATAATAAATGTTAAATGTAGACGCGTATAGTCGACAACCCTAGGGACTACATTTAAAATATCTAGGAGGATATTAATATGGCAACAACTACATTTTCGGGACCAGTAAAAGCGGGAACGATAAGAGAAGGAGCTAGTGCAAACGCAGGTTTTGTATTAATGGCTCAATCAGCAGTGATAGATATCATTGGTGCAACAGCTACAACAAACGTAGGAATTATTCCTGCAAATTCACAAATTGTAGATGTAGTATTAAACGTTACAACTGTTTCTAACGATGGTGGAACTGCAACAGTTCAAGTTGGACATGCAGGTGATACTGATGAGTATTTACCAGCTACTAACGTAAAAGCTTTAGCTACAACTAGAGGTACTATACAAACTGATGGTACAGACATTGGTACATCAGACCAAACTGTAACTGCAACTTACACAGCAGCTAACGGTGATGGTACTACAGGTGCAGCTACTGTTACTGTTTTGTACATACAAAATAATAACTTAAGTTAATAAATAATTAGTGTGGGGCTTCGGCCCCACATAAATTTAATGGAGAAAAATTATGGCAACATCAGATCAACAGTTTTCTACAAGAACTTCTGACGGTAGATTTGGTAGAGCAACAGACGCATCATCTAATTTTATTGGACCAGCTAGAATAACTTATATTCAAGTTGAAGGCGTAGCTAACAGTAACATTAAACTTTATGATGGAACAGATGCAACTGGGGCTTTAGTATTCGAAGGTAATTGTGGAACTGAAGGGTTAGACATTTATGTACCAGGAAGTGGTATCAGATGTAGAACTGGAATATATTTAGATTTAACTAATACTACTTCGGTTACTATCGGATATACTGGCTAGGAGGCTAAATGGCTAACACTACCTCTCAAACTACAACGTTTGACAAAACGTTTTCTATTGATGAAATAATAGAAGACGCTTTTGAACGTATTGGTTTAAATTCAGTAGCTGGTTATCAAATGAAATCAGCAAGAAGATCCCTTAACATTTTATTTCAAGAATGGGGTAATAGAGGTATTCACTATTGGGAAATAGGTGAACTTGATCTTGATTTAATTCAAGGACAAGCTGAGTATAAATTTTTTAGATCAGCTGCAGATGGTACGAGTGCTACTTCAAATCCAAACGGTATTTATGGAATATCCGATGTTCTTGAAGCACAGTTAAGAGGTAATAGAACTCAAACTACTCAATCAGACAGCCCTATGACTAAAGTTGATAGATCAACTTATGCAGGTTTTTCAAATAAACTTTCACAAGGAACACCTAATCAATACTGGGTTCAAAGATTTATAGATCATGTTAGTATCAGTATTTATCCTACACCAGATTCAACTAATGCATCTAAAGATATGCATTTCTACTACATAAAAAGAATTCAAGATGTTGGAGATTATACAAATGCAACAGATGTTCCATTTAGATTTGTGCCTTGTATGACTGCAGGACTAGCTTTTTATTTAGCACAAAAATATCAACCACAATTAGTTCAACAAATGAAACTATATTATGAAGATGAATTAGCTAGAGCATTAGCAGAAGATGGTTCAGCTTCGAGTACATTTATTACACCTAAAGCTTATTACCCAGGAGCATAATGGCAAAGTACGCAACAGGAAAACATTCAAAAGCAATATCTGATAGATCAGGTATGGAGTTTCCGTACAGAGAAATGGTTAGAGAATGGAATGGTGCATTTGTACATGTATCTGAATATGAACCAAAGCAACCACAACTTGAACCAAAACCAATAGGTGGTGATGGTATTGCATTATTAAATGTTAGACCAGATAGAACAGAACCTATTACAACTGTAATGATTTCTAATAATGGTTTTGAAACATATGAAGCAGGATCTGGAATTATAAATGTTTTTTCTCCTGGACATGGTTTAACAAATGGAACAACTTATTTATTTAGAGGTCCACCAACAATTTCACCTGGTACCGGTACAGAGTCTAATCCTGTTTTTGCTTATGCAACTATTCCTAACTTTGATGGAATAACTGGTGCACAAATAGGACAAGGTTCAGGGTATGCTATTACAACAGGGAAATATAAAAATGATCTAAGAGATACAACAGATTATTCAATAACTAATTTTTTCTATTTTACAGTTAACTCAGATACTGCTACAACAGGTAATATAAAAGGAGGAGGCTACGGTTGTTCCGTTGGGCCTATAACAATAGAAGCATGATAAATAAAATTTGGAATTGGATAAAAAATATATTTAAACCTGAAAAACAAGATCCACATCTTGTTTTGTATGAGGAGCCACAAGAAGAAACTGCTAAACAAAAAAAGATACGTTTAAAGCATAAAGGGGATATTAAATAATGGCTGGATTAAGTTATAGCGATTTAGTTACAAATATTAGAAATTATACAGAAACAGATTCTAATGTTTTAACCACAGCTGTTTTAGAGAACATAATTTTAAATGCTCAATATAGAATAATGAGGGATATACCTATTGATTCTGATAGAAAACAACAAGAAGGTAATTTAGTTGTAGGTCAAGAAACTATTAATGCTCCAGCAGGGGCATTATTTATTAGAGGTATTCAAGTATATGATTCAACATCTGCTATAACAGGAGCGAATGTTTGGTTAGAAAAAAAAGATGTAACTTATTTACAAGAATATGTGCCATCTACAGAATCAGCAAAAAGAGGACAACCCAAATATTATGCTATGTATGGTGGAGCAACAGGAAATACTGACACTACATCTGGTAGAATGATGTTTGCTCCGGTCCCTGATGCAACATATAAATTTAGGGTTCATTTTAATGTGATGCCCGCTACTTTATCTTCAGATAATACCACTAATTATATTAGTCTTAATTTTCCAAATGGTCTATTATACTGCTGTTTATCAGAAACTTATGGATTTTTAAAAGGTCCAATAGATATGTTGACATTATATGAAAATAAATATAAACAAGAGGTACAGAAGTTTGCTAATGAGCAAGTTGGTAGAAGACGAAGAGACGACTATACTGATGGTGCTGTTCGTATACCAATAACATCGGCAAACCCGTAGGAGATTAAATTATGGCAATAACATCAGCAGTTTGTACTAGTTTTAAAGTAGAACTTTTAAAAGGAGTTCATAATTTTACAGCTACAACAGGAAACACATTTAAAATAGCACTATACACAAGTTCAGCTTCATTAGGAGCAGGCACTACAGCTTATTCAACATCGAATGAAATTACAAATTCATCTGGAACTGCTTACACAGCAGGAGGCGCAACTCTTACAAGCGTAACTCCAGTCGCTGATAGCACAACTGCAGTTTGTGATTTTAATGATGTAAGTTATACTTCAGCGTCTTTTACAGCAAATGGTGCTTTAATTTATAATGATACAGCTTCTGGTGACCCGGCATGTGCTGTTATAGCATTTGGTTCTGATAAAACTGTAACTAGCGGAACTTTTACAATTCAATTTCCAACAGCAGACGCAACCAACGCTATTATAAGAATAGCATAAGGAGGCACTCCTTATGGCTACTTCAATCTGGGGCGGAGACGATCCACTCGTAGCATGGAATCAAAATTCATGGCAATCTAATCTTGCAACTGTTTCATTAACAGGTGTATCTGCAACCACATCAGTTGGAACTGTAAAATCTTTTCCTGAGGCAGGATGGGGATCTGATGGTTGGGGCGAAGATGGTTGGAGTGGAACTTTTATAGTAGAGTTAACTGGAGTCTCTGCAACAACATCTGTTGGTTCTGTATCAGTAAGTGCTGAAATAGGTTCTGGTTGGGGTAGAGGTGAATGGAACAACAACGAAGGTTGGGGTATTCAAGGAACAGTTCTGCTTGATGGACAATCAGCTACAACAAGTGTAGGTTCAATATCTCCTGCTGATGTAATGGGATTAACAGGAGTCTCTGCAACAGTAAGTGTTGGATCACCTACTATAATTGGTAATGTTTCATTTACATTAACAGGAGTTTCTGCAACAGTAAGTGTTGGATCAATATCACCTGCCGACATAGTAGGACTAACAGGTCAAGCTATGACTTCTGCAGTAGGTTCAATATTACCTGCAGACGTAATTGGAGTTACGGGAGTTTCTGCAACAACAAGTGTTGGTAGTCCAAATATTACATCAAATCCTCTTGTCCTACCAACTGGAGTTTCTGCAACTGTTTCTGTCGGAGCATTAGCACCAGCAGATGTAATGGGATTAACAGGAGTATCCATGACTTCTGCAGTAGGATCTTTAAGTCCTCCTGTTGTTATGGGATTAACAGGTGTTTCTGCAACAGCTTCTGTAGC